GCGCTCTGCGCCCGCGCCAACCCCGACCTGATTGAGCAACATGGCATGCTTTGCTTCGCCGATTTGTCCGCCGCCGTTTTGCCGGATAAATTCTTGCTTGTAGCTTCGAAGCAATTCGATGACTTCATCTTCCGACATTCCGAGGTGATATGCCCCGCCAGTAAGGCGAGCCAGAACCGCGCCGCCGCCCTTATCGGTAACCTCTGTCATATGGTCGGCGAGCTTGCGATATGCCCCAGATGCCTCGGCAACGCTTACGGCGGTATTGGTCTGGTTCACCGCTGAAGCAAAACGAAGCATTCCCTCGGCGGCGTAGCCTGTTTCTGTCGCAAAGTTTTTGATTCCGAAAGCGCGGTCGATGGAGCCTTGAACAAAAGCCCCCAACGCCATAACGCCGCCCGTAGCGATTGCCGACAGCTTTAAAAGCTCGCCTGCGGTCGATTTCACACCTTCGTTGAAATCCTTCAGCTTGCCGTCGTCAACGTCAAAGCCAAGAGAAACAAAAAGCTCACCGATTGACATTCCCATTTATCGGCTCCCTTTCTGTTCTGTTTTTGGGGTGTTAAGCGCAATATATGCCTTTTCGTAATCAACTTCAAATTGTTCATAGGCGATGATGCTTTCGACAATATCAACGCGCGCCTGCAAAACAGCCAGCGGGTCGCCCCCGAAATATCCGACCTTAGCCAGCCTTACGGCGATGAAGGTTGGCTCGTCGTCGATTGTGAATTTAGGGGTGCGTTTTCGGTCTTCCTCTGCAACGCCGCCAGAAGGGCAGGCGGAAAGACGGAAAGAAGACCTTGCGCTAAAGGGCGGAGATTTTCCGACACGCACGCAATGACAATCTCATAATAATCCGCTCGGGCTTCAGCTTCATCGAACGTTGAAGGGGTGATTTTGTTTCCGTCGCGCGTACAACGGGCAAGGCAAGCCCAAAGCGCGGCGTCGACAGCTTCCGAGCTTTCGATGTTCAAAACCGCTGCAATCAGGCTTGAAACGTCCGCTTGGATGGAATCAAATTTAATGCCGGACGCCGCCGCTTCCTTGACGATTGCCGACTTGAGTTTTTTGGCGTCGCCCCACGGCGCAGGCCCGACGAAAATCGCCGAGCCTGATTTTGTGGTAAATTCGGACATTGGTTTCCCCGCTTACTGGATGCTGCGACGGCAATCACAGAATTTTATGTTGTAGGTCGCTTCGGCTTGCCCGATGTCGCCGGAGGTGTTTTCTTTGCCTTCGACTTCTTTGGAGATAATGCCGCCGTTCAGCGAATAAACATCATGAATGACTGCGCCTTGCCCGTCGCCAAGCCTTTTTGAGAAAGAGCCTTTGATAAGGGCGGTTCCAACAAAATCGGCGTCCGACGCGGCTTGAATGCCATTCAGGAACTGGTCGTCGCTTGAGCCGCGAGCCACCTTCACGACAAGATTCCCATTATAGCCTTGAAAGTTTTTCGAGACGATGGAATTTCCGTCTTTCCCCGTCTTGATGGTCACAAGCTCATTCGGAAGGGTGATGGTCGTTACATCATCGGTGGCAAGGTCGTTGAAAACGCGCCCATTCAAAACGAGAGTGTCGTCGCCTGTCACTGTAAAAATAGCCATTTGAATCCCCCTTCATTAAGCGTTGATATTGCACAGAACGTCGCCGGAGTGGATTGCGCCCGCGCGCTTGCCCGCGATTTGCACAAGCGGGGCAATACGCTGGTCGCGCTGTGATGCCGCTTGTTGCGCCACGGGCAGGCTGTAGACGTAAAACCCCTTGTTCGTGATGTTGTTGTTGAAAATCACGGGGTCGCCGAAAGTTTCGCTTGAAGTCCAAGAACCCGGAGCCAAACAGCCGTTTGTCACGAATTGCTGCATAACGCCGCGATAGGAATCTTTCAGTCCCGTCATGCCCGATTCGGTTTGTGGAATCTTTGTGTTGGTTTGCCGAAGATAATTGAAGCCCGCGACGGTAAGGGCGAATTTCAACGCAATGTCGGAATAGGGATTGTCGAAAAAGTCATTCCCGCCCGAACTGGAAACGCAGGGAACGCCATCAAAGCTAACGTAAACGTCCGTCCCAGCCGCCAAGGAATTCAGATAGAACGTTTCTGTAATCGCCGTATCGGGGACGACGTTTGCGAGCTGTTTAAGGTTCATCGTTTGGCTGGTGTTGCTTCCCGTGAAATCAACGGAAAAGGCTCGCCCCGCATATGCCGATTTGTAGAGATTTGCAGCTACCTGCCCTTGGGCATAGGTAAGAATACGGGTCTTTGTTTGCCCCGCCGCCGAAACGGTGGTGACAATTCCGGCGATGTCCGTTGTCGCCGCCGCATGATGAAGGAACATATTGTCGAGAGCCTGAACAGCGGAAGCCGCTGCTTCAATCGCGGAATCTTCAAGGTCAAGCGTGGTGATGATGGGGACATATCCGACCTGCCCGCTGGTGCGCGAAATACAAGCCGCTACGGTTTCGCCGCTGGAGTTTGCTCCCGTCGTTGATGTTGCCGAGGCTGTGTTGAAATAGCCGGAGCCCGTGAGGTCGGTGCCGCCGACGCCCGCGACGATGGTAAGCGTCTGTGTCGAACCGACTTTATGCGTTCCAAAGCCGAGTCCATTGGTCAACGGATAGCAGGTCGCGTCCGTAAGCTGCGCCGCGATATAAGCGGCAATCTGCGTCCAAGTCGTGAATTGCGTGAAATTTAAGCCGGAAAGATGGGTCGTGACGCCGTTAACGTCGAAGCCAATGCTTCCGTTTGTTAAAGCGAGAATCGCCGATAGATTTGCGGAGATGTTGGCGGTTTCAATCTTTGTGTGCGTCGCAGAAACGGCGGAAATCATGGGGATAATGACAAGGCGCCCCCCACCGCTCAAGATGTTGGGAAGTTGCGCGAAAATATTATTCGCCATTGCCGCCGTCTTGCTCGACGTGCCGTAATTCGATGCGACCTGCGCCGCGCTGATATAAATGCCATATCCTTCGCCGTTAATCGGCGCGTCTTGCGTGAAAAGCGCAAGGCTGTTGACGTTCTTTTCGGTTAAGCCGGAGGGCGTTTCCGTGATGGTGACGTTGATAATATTCGACGCCGGAAGGATGTTGGTCTGTGTCATGGAACGATTCCCCCTTGATTGATTTCAAATTCGATTGCGGGCGTGTCGGTGCCGATGGTCTTTTCGTTATCTTCCCGCGTGGTGAAGTCGTCGTAGTAATCGCCGCCAGCCGGAAGCATGGGTTTCGATTTTCTATACCACACAAAAGTTGGGAACGTAAGGGTGTAGCGGTTGAGCTGATAGCCGCCCTCCGCCGCCGAGGTGTTGATAAAATTGTCGGGCAGGCGATGGATTTTGAAGTCGTTGGCTTCCTGCTGCTGAATGGAGAAAATAGAGCGAAGCGCGGCGAGAACTTCCCAATTTCGCATGATTGCCGTATTTGAACGGGAAAGCACGTCGATTTGGATATTCTCGCGCTGCTGAACCTCGTTCACCTCTATCGGGGGCGAACCGTCTTTGAGATAGGTTTCGACGCAGATTGTTTGCGCCGAAACCATGCCGACGACGATATAAAGTCCGTCGTCATTCGGGATTTTCTTGTTCTGGTCGCGGAGCCAGACCGAATCAGGTGGCATTGCCATTTCTTCCGAAAGAATGCCGACAATGATTTGCGAAGCGATTCCGGCTTGATTCATGGCTGATATTCCGCGACGGCGTGATATTCGACATACCCGTTGAGGATGTAATCCAGAACCGCCATGATTTTGAATTCTTGCCCGTTAAAAACGATTTGGTCATCTGTGGCGAGCGCGAGCGTCCCGTTTTGGCAATGGATTTGAAGCCATTTCCAAGACCTTTGTCCTTCAGGCTTGAGCGCGATGGATTCCGGAGAAAGGGGTTGAACCGCGCCGCGAAAGCCGAGAACGCTGTCGCAATAGACGACAAGCCCGTTTTCAACGCGCTGGACGCGCTTTTTCAGGCTCAAGGGCTTTTGCCAGCCAGCCAGCGCGCCGCCAAGCTGCGGCATTCCTGAAAGAAGGTTTAAGGGCTTCGCGCTCATGGTGCACCTGCCGAGTGGATGCTAAGCGATTGCCCGCCTGATTGCTTCACAACATCGTTTGTGACGCTTTTTCGCATATACCCGTGGTCAATAAGCGGCTTTGAGCTTCCCTTCGCGGCAATGGTTGATTGGGCGTTGG